CCCGACTTAACGGGAATAAGGAGGTGCGACCTCAGTATTCTTGCACCAGCCCCCTTCGGGTGATCAGTCCGAATTTGCTGGCCGCAAGCTTGCTGCAATCGTGCAGCGCTATCCTGGTTAGTGCCAGGAACACCCACCACTTCCCTACCTCACATGTGGTCCCTCCTCACGTGTCAGTTTGTTAACCGGGTCCGCCGCCCGGTACTTCTCTGCTTAAGGGCAACTACATGGAGCTAGTCTACAACCCGAAGGCTGCAAGACTCCCAACATAGGATTCAAACTTGGACAGTGCTGCTCCTCCTACCTTACGGCCCATGGCGCTGGCAAACCTACCAGCACCTTGGATACCATCTTCAAGGAGCCTCTCAGCAGTATTCTTAGCAGTGTGGTGCCATCCAGGGGAGGCATTGTGCAGCGTCTGAATTGTGTGCTGATGGTCACTGCCAGGTGAGGATTGGCTAGAGATGGCCATTCCAGATCCCGGCTTGGGTGTCCACTCAGTGATTGTGATGCTCTCCGTGAGAACTGCTGTGGATGCAGGGATGCCTCTCAGCGCAACGAACACAACGTTGGTGTCATTGAGGTCAGACCCTGTTGAAGCCAGAGTACTATTGTTAACCGTGGAGTACTTTGAATCAAATGATCCGGGGTACCAGCGGACCTCGTGTAGATCCCTGGTCACATTCCCCTTGCCCTGGGCAAAGGTGAACAGCTGGTCAATGGTTGTGGTCGACAAGAACGTATCAGTGCTGATAACGCCCACGGCGAATTCACCAACGATGTTGGTAATTGATAAAGATGGCATAGCAAGCCGAACAGCCGCAGCAATTCCACGCATCTTCTGTGCGGACGCGACCAGAGTAGCCTGGCCAGGGCTCGCAACAGCAGAAAACGTGAACGAGGGCGTGATGGTGGAGGAACCTCCAGCCACCGCAACAGAGAACGTATAGTTCGTGTTGGGGTGCAACGCAAACAAGTAGGCTGCTTGCGAAACGCCAGTGCCCCCTTGGTAACCCTGGTGGAACTTGGTGTAGCTGCCCTGCTCACCATCATAAATGGATCCAGCTTGATGTACTGGTGCTGTAAACGGACGTTGCAGCAACAATGCATGTGACAGTTGCGCGGGGCTCAATCCCATGCGAGACGTGCGCCTCTTCTGGGGGGCGCGTCTCCTTCGCGGTTTCTTGCCTCGCGGCTGTGGACAGTCACAATGGACTTGCACGGCTTTAGTACGTCGGCGGGGCATTTCTTGCAGACTCAATACGGGGTTTGTTTGTTGTGTTTATTAAATTTAATTTGTGGGCGGATCTAGCCCCCCTCAGCTCGTCCTCCACAACCCTCTGGTACTCGGGTAAGGCTCCAAATGCGGCATACACACTAGCCCGGCAAACTTCCTCATCAACCTCCGGAATGGTGCCGTAACTGGCTCCCACCGAGTTGAAGAAGTCTCCGGGTCGCTCTTCCACAAGTCGTCCGACCACCTGGTCTACCTGTCCGATCATGCTCTCGTACAAGACTCCCACTATGGGTATATCACGGTTGAGTGACAATCCGCAAATGCCAATGGCAGTTCGCTGCTGGTCCAACGTGGCCCATTGCTTGTCAATGTGCAACGTGTCCTGCGCCAGTGCCTTCCATATATTGCGGACCATCACCCACCCGTTGCCCGTGTTGATAGGCCTGCACTGGCAAAATTCAGCTTGCTCAAGTTTGTATGCTGGAGGTTCAACCTCCATCTCAAACCCATAACGAAGGTGGTGTTCAACCAACCCCATTATGGCTTCTCTGTGGTGGCGTTCAACGAACACCCCGCAATCGTCACCGTCATCAATGAACCGATACTTAATCCCAAGTCCTTCTAAGAACTGGTAACAAAGTAGGCTCATAATGATGACGTTGCCCAAAGCGGTGTTCGGGTCGCCAGACATACGCGCTCCATCCACGCTGAACCGGACATATCCTTCCCTGGTGCGTCCATACCCTACATTGTGGACCTGCCACGCCAAGAGCTGCTGCAGTAACGGGTCATTCTTGTACGCTGTATTGTACACCATGTGTTCAAACCTGATCGCTTGGGCACTTACATGCTGATCAAAGCGGGATGCGTCAAACCCTATGTAGCACGGATCAGCGAACTCCGACCAATACTTGGCCATGGTCGCCCCACGCTGCACAGGGTTATCGCATTTCAACACCACATGGTGCCCATACAGCTCATCAATGGCCTTGTATATGCGCTTCTCAATCGGCTTAATGAACCTTCCCAGTTCCAAGAGGTAAGGGGACTGACGGGGTTGTATAAGTCGAGTGCATGGATTAGGTTTTGCACTAGCATTATAAAACTCCGCCTTAATGAAGACACCGGTATACCCATCCTTTCTACGGAGCGATCGCCTCTCCATAATCCCAACTGCGGCGGCATATCGGGCGCGCTTGGACCCAGAGTAATGTTCCACGAATCGTGAAGCAGTCATTCTGTGTGCAGACGAGCGGACACGCAGGCCGATCCTCTTGGCGAGCATACCAATGGCTTCAAAAGCTCCCTTGGAAGGCTTCGGGCATTCCCGAAAGCCTCCTCTGCCATCTTTGACATAGTAGAGCCGCTCCATAAGGCCCCGCCAAAGATTTGATAGGCAATTATTATAGACTATGACATTGGGCTGCAAACTCAGCCGTCTATCATTCAACCAACCTACTATGGAGCGTGACGTGTACGTCCAGGACGACCGCACCATCTTGGCCCGGGGGTGGGTGAGGTTGGAACTTGTCTCACTTCCCTGGCCGTCGACCTGGCACCACTAGGCAGGTGGAGGTATAGCGCCCGTAAATCCAGCTGCAGCGTCAGCTCCCACGCCATCAGAAGCGGTCCTGACGAATGACAGGTCCACTGCCGGTTGCAGTGACTTAACGCGCAAGCTATGTCTTACGTGCTGCTCCTTCCATTGCTCGGTCAACCACTTAGCCACCACCATCCTGTTGGCTGGCGTGTCACCAGGCAGTTGGAATTCAACCTTGGCTCGCATGGCCCACTTGGTGGCAAACTTAATGTGGTCGGCTGCCAGCTCTTCATTGGGGACGTCGGCAAGAGCACCATCTTCCATGGTGGAAACTATGCCTCGCGCCCCAAGAGCACCTTGCAGTCTTAGCAACCTCCTATCCCGCTCGGTCTCATACCTGTCCCACCGGCACAATAGACCGGTGGTATAAGCATCATATAGCGTGCCGGTAAACAGGTCGCGCAGACCCACACCCCTGGGGTAAAACCACCAGGCTAGGGACGCAGCGACCACCAATCCAACGGCTACTACAGTGACCTTAAACCCCATCCACAGGAGCGGCAACCACACTCGTAATCTGAAGAGGAGGGGAAGCTCTCCAGGGAGTATGTGCGCATCCTGTGGGACATTATTGGGGGGGGTGGGTGTATCACACACCATGATCATTGTCAGAAACGATACAAACCACGTGTAAGCCCCCACAGTGGCAAGGTTGCGCATGGCAACCACCACATTGTTGATGCTCGCTACAGGTATGTTAATCTGCACTGTGTCCATGGTGGGTCGGCGAACCCAATTGTGGAGGCCTGATGATTAACACCACACCCGGCTCGTGTGGTGTACCTAGTTGCGACTGGGGGTCGGTCACCCTCCAGAAGGACGAATTGCCA